GACCTACAAGGAAAACCCATTCTTAACGGATGAGATTGTAAAAGAGATTGAATCACTCAAGGATAAGGACGACAACCTATGGAAGGTGTTTGGTTTAGGAGAAAGAGGTATAGCAACGAATTCAGTGTTTTCCAAGTATACTATAATTGAAGATGAGGAATACCCCTTTGATGGGGGTATTCTCATCCGTTCCTGTGACCCTGGTTACAACGACCCAACAGCAGTGGTAGAATGTAGAATCATAGGTGATTCCATTTACATAAAGGAATTACTCTACTCACGAGGACTAACCGCTGATGACCTCTCCTACAGATTACAAGGATTAGGTATCAATTTATCTGATGACTTATGGTTCGATAATGCCAGACCTGAAATCATTATGGACCTAAAGAGAAAACGAATAAACGCAAAACCCGTAATTAAGAATACAATCCTACACGGAATAGATTTAATTAAACGACATAAGGTTTATATTACAAAGAGTAGTGAGAACGTAATTAACGAGTTCAAGGAGTACAAATGGAAGACAGATAAGGATGGACGTATATTAGACCAACCTATCGACCTTAACAACCACACGATTGACTGTATTAGATACTGCCTCGAAATGAGTAATAAGCCAAAAGGAAAAATAACAATAGTATGATAGAATTAGTAATGGACAATGAGGTGGTGAAAATCAATTCAGATTTAACCATCGGACAATACCAAGTATTACAATCAAAGGGACAGTTCTACCAAGATAACCCCCATCAACTGATATCCCTGTTTACAGGTATTCCATTTAACGATGTGAAGAACATGTCTATGGAGAATGTAAGATTGGTACAAGGATACTTAAACAATGTGATGTTAAACACCAACAAAGATGAACTGGTGATGACCTTTGAATACGAAGGTGTTGAATATGGATTGGAAACAGAGTTCGGTAAGATGGCTTTCGGAGCATGGATAGATTTTGAGGTATACACCTCTCAAGACATTGTGGGTAATATCCACAACATTATGTCCATACTATACAGACCGATTAAGAGTAAAGATAAGAAGGGTAAGTACACCATTCTACCTTACAACTCAAATGATATTGAAGAGAGAGGTTTATTGTTTAGAGACCTACCAGTGAAATACTGGTTAGGTGTGGCAACTTTTTTTTTTCAAGTCGCAAACTTATACATCTCCAATATAAAGGCTTCTTTGGAATCGAAGAGGAAGACGAACGAGATGATAACGAAGGGGTGGAAGAAACTACCGAAATTCCTCCAAAAGAGATTACCGCTCGATACTATTTTACTCTCCTACTCGACCTCGCAGACAAAGATGTCACAAAAATTGAGCAAGTAGAGAACTTACCTTTGTATTTATGTCTAAACACCGCAGCGATGAGAAAAGACATAAGAGAACAAGAAAAAGCGGAATACGATAAAATCAAAAACCAAATGAAAATATAACAATAGTATTTATTAACAATGGAACAACTAACCACATTCAATAAAATATTAAAGTATATAGAACAATACCAACAACAATCCCCACGTATGAACTCGTTTGGGTATGGGGATATTGTTTATTATGCTACCACAAATTCAGGGACAACAGAATATCCTTTGGTATTTGTGACACCAGTCAATGTGACATACGATGAGAATATTACCACTTACAACTTATCTGTAATCTTTGGTGATATTGTAAACACAGATATGACCAATGAAGCCGATGTTGTTTCAGATATGTCATTGGAAGCCAAGAGATTTATTGCCACAATTAAACGTGGATTCTTGGAGGATAAGATAGACGTGGAAATACCCGTCATTGGACAACCTTTCTTTGAAAGGTTCAATGACCATATTGGGGGTATAGCATTGGATGTGAATATTATTGTTAATGAATACTTGGATGCATGTTATCAATATACAGATTTTGAATATCCAAACGATATACCAAATCTATATGCGTGGTATGATTTCCAAGATAGTGATACCATTACTCTAACAGGGGGAACACAAATTACACAAGTGTTGGATAAGTCAGGTAATGACTTTACACTAACACCATTCTCTGTAACTCCATCTTATTCAGCGTCAACCTATAACAATAGTGATGGGTATTATGCGATGTGGGATAAGAGAAACCTAACGGGTCTTATTCACAACACACCAAGCAAAACTTGGAGTGAGGCTACCACATTTGTTGTTTACACAAAACCATCAGCACCATCAGGTGTTAAATCATTTATGAATGTAAAATCAGGTAGTACGAGTAATGTAACGAACTCACCATTAAGTGTAGGACAAATAAATACTGACTTACCTGTTTGGGCTAACTTTACTTGTAGAGAAATAGAAACATATACACCATACGAAGATACTGATTTTGTTATCAACAGAATGAAAGTTTCAAGCACAACATTAGGTGATTTTGTTGGTGATGAGTTTAGTATATACGGAACGGTAAGTGCTAACCCAAATGATTGTTCGGTACAAAACACAAATCAAACTGATTACATTATTTTAGGTGATACTCTTTTAACTGGTCCTGATATAGAAAATGGAATATTTGAGGTAATCATATATGACCGAGCACTAACCGATAGTGAATACTCAAAAGTAACTGAATACTTGAAATTAAAATACAACTATAGTAATTGGACACCAAATCCTACACCTACACCAACCCCAACGGTTACTCCTACAAGTACGGTTACACCAACTCCAACGGTTACTCCTACATCAACTTTAACACCGACACCTACACCTTCAGCACCAGCATTTGATGCTGACGCTGCGGCATATTTGGCAGAAGTAATAAGTGCTGGTGGTAGTGTAGATGCTACGATGTCGGCAGCGACAGACACCTTATTTACTGACTTAAAGAGTAATGGTATTTACTCTAAACTGACTGCGATGTATCCATTTTTGGGTGGAACACAAAACGCTCACGCAGTAGAAGCAATATCACCTGGTGGTAGTTATACATTAGGGTTTAATGGGACTTGGACGCATACATCATCGGGTGCTGACCCACAAAGTAATACATCTTATGCGACAACAAACCTTATTCCGTCATCAACTTATAGTGGTGATGCGATGTCTTTTGGTGTTTATACAACTGAAAGTAATATAATTGCTGATAAATACCATCTTGGGGCAAATAATGGAAATCCATATTTTACTGCTTTGGCAGGTTGGAACGGCTCTTTAATACATTACAACGATAATACTGGTACTTTTAATATAAGTGATGCTACAAGTGAAGGATTTTTAACATCATCAAGTGATGGTGTAAATGTTTATGGTAAATTATTTAGAAGTGGTAGTTTGTTAGGTAGTGTTAGTGGTGCCACTCGTGGTAATGGTTTATCTTCTGTTGAGTTTTATGTTGGGGCATTAAACTTAAATGGTAGTCCATACTCATCAACACAAGTGAATACAAACTTTGTATTCTTTGGTGAATATTTAACATCAACAGAAATATTAAACTTTGGAACAATAGTCCAAACTTTTAACACATCTTTATCAAGACAAGTATAAAAATAAAAAATGAGTCATAGATGGACCCAGTATTATTAGAAATAGCGGAAATGTTTAAGAAGGAGGTTCAGACCCAATTAAGGAAGAAACGTCCATCTCAAACTTATAGAGGTCAGAACAAACCTGTAGCGGGGAGATATCCTACACCGATATCAAAACCCAACGCAAGTGGTAATTTATATAAATCTGTAAATGTGTATTGGGAGGGAGAACCCGACCAAGACCCATCACTGGTATTGGATTTTGAAGGAGCACCATATTGGTACTTCATCGACCAAGGCAGAAAACCAAACAGTGGTAGAACAACAGGTCAGATGAAACCAGCATTACGTGAATGGGCAAGAATAAAACCATTACCACGATTTAGAGATGAAAGAGGTAGGTTTATATCAAACGAGGAGAGAGCATTCTTAATCACTCGTTCAGTTGCCAAATATGGATACAGAGGTATGAACTTTATCGAGAAAGCCATAAATAGAACCCTTACAAAAATAGAAGAAGAATTGGGAGATTACTACTCTTTATATTTCTTGAATATTATATTAGGTGATGAGGAGCAAGGTCAACCCTCACTAATTAGAAGATAACTATGATAAACATATTACATACACCACAGAATTTCCAACCAGCATTTAGTGATGGATTATTCTATACCATTTCTGCTGACACGACTGACAAATATAAATTCCGTTATGTCTACAACATCTATGTGGACGACAATTTGATATTTGAAGGTAAAGCCACACCCAACTCTTATGACAGGGGTGTAATAGATGTATCAAGAGTGGTTAACACTTATACAGAAAATAACCCAATCAGTTGGTGGAATACAACACCAATTTATCAACACCAAACATTCCCGTTCTCACGTCCATATCAGGACGCTGTGGTGAAGTATCAGGTATACTTTGGGTATGAGTATTCAGATAGTCCATTAGGGTCTGTTACAGGATTTACTGGTGTGGGTGATGGACTTGGAGCACCTGCCGTAGATGGGGGTGTTTACAAAACCTACTATGGAACGTATGGGGTTAATGGAAGGGCAACCCAAGAGAATTTTAATTTCTCACCATTTGTGTTGTCGGGTACTCCCACAGGGACGTACCCCACGACATCGGGACTGTACCTTACCAATTCACCAAGAATTAGAAACATTCAAGAGAGTGAGTATTACACACTTGGATTCTCTAACTATTACCTTGATGCTTCAACACTATCAGAACCTTACTATGTGGAATACACATTCTATGACGACACAGGGTCTGTATTATCCGCTGTAACGTTAGATAACATCACGACCAATGGTGGAGGTCCAAGAACGGATTGTAATGACGTATATCAGTCGATTTACTTGGAAGTGAATA